TTGCACCTGCAGAATCATCAGTGCTTATTAAACGTATAATTGCTCCAGAGGGATCAGCAATATCTAAATTACGAATAGGCGAGGTGTTGTCACTGCCTGATAAATTTATACCTACTTTTTGGTCTGAAGAAATACGGATAGCTTCAACCATAGTACTAGAGCTATTTCTAGTCTCTAGTGACATATGTGATTGATTACTACTGCCGTCTGGAATTGACTTTATTCTTGAAATAGCAGATACACTGCCACTGCTATTTTTACCGACTATTGATATCTGTCCATTTGTGCTATTGGTTGTTGCTGAAAAAGCAGCACCGCCATCAGCATTTACATCGAGGATATAAGATGGACTTGTAGTTCCTATACCAACGCTCCCTGACGAGTCAATAACAACATCAGCAGTGTCGGCTCCAGTTCCACATCTAAAATCAAGAGTTGCTCCGGCTGTCGTTCCTATTTGAAAATCTGGTCTTGTGCCGTTTCCTGTACCTAAACCAAGAAAAAAACTGTCAGCAAGATGTAAGCCGTTTCCTGTCGAAAATGTTGGCGTGGCATGAGCCATTGCAATATTATTACTTCCAGCATCTAATTTAAATAAATTTGTCTGGGTATCGCCCTCAATTCTGAAATCAGTATCAGCACCATCTTGATTGAAAGTAGTTTCTGATGCAGTAAAGCCAACTCTTTCAACTCCATTAGTAGCAATGTTTAATTCTTTTGAACCAGCGGAAAAAATTCCTGTGTCTAAATCATCCCTAAAAGCTAATGCTGGGGTAGATGCACTACCATCCTCAAGAGTTAAAGTTCCGTCAAGTTGGAATAATGTAATCCATCCATCGTTTGCACTATTTCTTATCTTCATTACGCCCGCTGAAGTGTCAGCCCACCATTGGTAAGCATATCGAGTCGCAGGCTGTGATGAATTTGAGTTATTACTTACAATTGCAGCTAAAGCATTATTAAGGTCTGTACGAAATGCCGCCCCTGATGCGTTGGCTAATACATAATCATGAGTTGCCATTACTTAGTCCTTTTTATATAAGTATATGATAGTTGATAACTTAAATATAAACATATTTAACCTCCTTTACCAAACCCAATTGCTGTATATTTAAAACTCAAATCTTTTAATCCACTACTACTTCTCGTTTCAATAACAAATTGTGTACCTGTTACTGAAGTTATATTAAAGAAATCGCCACTTGCAGCGCCTTCAAGTGTTATGCCAATAGTAGGGAGAAATTCTGTTGTTGAACCTCCCAAAGAACCAGTGCCAGTGAAAAATGGACTGGCAAAAGTAACAGTTTTTGCAGAACCAGTTGTAGCGCACTGACTTGCTATAGCTGAATTTACTGTTTCTGTTCTTCTTTTTAAACTTGCTTCATATCCAAGTTCAGAGACATTTATGTTTTGTGCAGGGTCATTTGATGATAATTCAACTTTAAATTTAAATCCTCTTGCTCTATATTCTCCATTTGCAAAAGTATTAAATTGTGAGAAATTAGCGCCATATGTGCAAGAAGTTCCACTTGATATTGTTGCGCTTGCGCTTGCGGTAACTGTGAAAGAGT